TAGTAGCAACTAGTGATGCTGCTGTTCTTACATTGAATGCTAAGGAAATGCCGTATAACGAAGGTATTATGTTAGACTCAAATTATTCTCAGGTTTCTGTGGAAGCATTTATGTGGAAAACTATTCCTTCCGGTTTGTTGAGTAATGTAATGTATCCTATTGCCAATTTAACGATTGCTAAAACTCAAGGTACTCCAGGTAAGGGTAATCCGAAAATTGTTCGTGATCGTGAAAATGCAGCTCTTGGTTACAGAGGTATCACACACCGTGCAAATGGTATATATCCGTACATTGCTCCTGAATTGAAAGCTGATTTAAGTGCTACTTACGATACATTGTCTATCGAATGGGATAATAAATATCTTAGTGATGATAATCAATATATTAAAACAACTCCATTAGCTTGTGAATTGTATGTAAATGCTGGTGAACTTGATGACTCTGCATTTATGACAGCTTTAAAAGCTTTTGTAGAAGTTGCTTAATCAAAAAATATAATTCAAACCAAAAAGGGGATTGGGAGTAATATCCCTTTCCCCTTTTATTTTATATACGATTGATATGGAAATGAATGAATCATTGTATTATGCAGAAATAAAACTGCTAACTACGTATTGCCACAACTGCCTAGATAACAAAATGAAGGATAAAATAATGATGTTTCTGTTTAAGAAAACACTTTATGATAATGCTACTACTTTGAATCTTGCAGATGATGCAGAACAGTATTATAATGAAATGCTGAATTTACTTGATATGAGAACGTGTAATTGTACTATTGATGACTGTAAAAATTGTAAAGATGGATATTGCGAATTATGTAAGTAAAGTTGGTGAATTAGTTAATCAGTCTACTAAGTACAATACAAAACTGGATAGAACTTCTATTACTAATTTAGTATTATTGTTACATTTAGACAAATTATCTAGTTGGGCCAGTACTAAATTGGGTGATGAAGATTTTCCCATTACTCAGGAGGATGTAGATAAAATTATAGGATATATACATTGTTTAAAAAAACAAATTAATTTCTATCCAGAAAAAGATATCGACAATGATTGTATATTGACAGAAATTGAAGAACACATAATCCAAGAGTAATATGAATAAAAAGATATCACAATTTGAACTAACAACTAAACTACAGGAGCAAGACCTCATTACCCTTGTACAAGATGGTAGTAATAAGAATATTACTAGTGGAAGTTTTACTACATCACTATCAGGTACATTTGCCACTAATGAGAGAGTAGATGCTGTAGAAGAAGATGTTGAGATACTAGATACTAAAGTAAATGATAACTATAAAGATCTTAGTAATAAGATAGTAGAAGGAGATACTAGTGTAACTACTAATCTTAATAGTACTATCACTAGTTACTATGATGTGTTAAATAATAAGATCATTACATTAGATACTAAGCATGACACCGATATGTCAGAGATTGGTGGTACTATGCAAGAATGGATAGATGATATTGATAATAGATCTACATTACAACAGTTACAGGATGCTCTCAATAGACTCACAGTAGCTGAGAATACTATTACAGCATTATCTGAACTTATTGCAAATGGGGGTGGTAGTGGATCTGCTCCGGGTTATCATACTCAAAGTACTGCTACAATATTTCCTTTATCTGGTTATTATAAAGGTAGTAGTGCAGCTCCATTAACTACTACAGATACATTAAATCAAGCATTATCTAAACTTGAAAATCAAGTAGAAGCAGTAGCTAGTAGTTCTGGTTCTTTACCTGTTATAAAAAGAGGGGAAAGTACTCCACCAAGTGACTATTTTTTATATACCTCTGCAAAAGTAGCAGAAGATTATATTAATAAACACGGCGATGAGGTCGATGGAAGAATAGATTATATAACTGGTTGGCAAGGTGGTAAAACATTTAGACAAGGTTGGGATGGAGTTGGAGCTAGCTTATATCCTCTTGGATCTAAGTGGAATTTAGAACTGGACAATTTATTTGTAAGAGGCAACATGACAGTTAATGAACTTACAGTAAATGAAATCAAAGCTGTTGGTGGAGATATTCTCGTTACTGTTGCTGACATGAAGTGTGTCAAAGTAGAAGAATTAGCAGACTCTTATAAATGTTATTTTGATACAGAAGATGGAACTAAACATAATCAATTTATAGCTAATGATTTAGCAATATGTCAAAAATTTGATGGACACAATGTAAAGAGATACTGGCGTAAAGTTAATGCTACAGGAACAGACTGTATTTATTTATCTAAAGATGTATGTGAGCCAGGTAGTGGAAAACCAGAAGCAGATGATGAAATATTGCAATTAGGCCATATGTACGAATCTGATCCAGATTACAATTTACAAATGGATGAGAGACGTAATGCAATCTTTATTAGTGCTAAAGGTGAAAATGCTCCCAGAATATCATTCTATAAAAATATAGATACATTTTCATTGGCAGATGAAGATGGTCTTACTAGAGAAAGAGTAGTTATTGGTGGAAATGAAACTAAATTTATAGGAACTATATCACAAACATCAGGAAATGATATAGTTAGAGTACCTGTATATAAAGGTGTATGGGTAGCCGGTAATACTTATTTTTATTATGATCAAGTAACTCATAAAGGTAGTTTATGGATTTGTATGAATCCTAATGGTACTAAGGACGAACCTAGTGAAACAGATGACGAATGGCAGAAGCAAGTAGCAAAAGGAGATGATGGTAAGTCTGGAGATGATGTCGCTAAGTGGGTAGAAATAGTAGGAGACAGATTGTTTTTATTCCAAACTCCTGACTTTTCAGGTGTTCCAGAACCTACTAGCATTCACTTAACTGCAAATGTTTATGGCATAGAAGCACCGGTGTATGAGTGGACATATCAAGATGGCTCTGGTACAATTATATCACATCAAAGTTCGATTGATTTTCCATATACATCAATGCCTACAAGCTCTCGTACTTTAACGTTAAGGTGTACTGTAACACATTCAGATGGAACTAAATATTATGACGATGTACAATTAGCAAAATTATCAAATGGTGCTGAGGGTTTAGATGCCTATTATATTGATTTAACTAACGGTACTGTTGCAATACCTTTTGCATCTGATGGTGTGACACCATTAGTAGATTTAAGTACTATTAGTACTGCAGTATATGCATATAGAGGTATTAATCAAGTTGCAATCAAGACGATAACCACTAATACTTCACAAGGTATAGCAACTGTATCTATTAATGCTAATACAATAACACTTACCTCAATATCTACAGCAAGTGCGGCAATAGATTTAAATGTTACATTAGAAGATGGTGTCAGTGTAACTAAAACATGGTATATTAATAAGACTTCTAATGGAGAAAATGGATTTAATGGTGAAGATGCTACATATGTGACTATGTCAGGAGATCAATTTTTTCATTATAAATCTGGTGCTTTGATACCAGATCCAACTACTATTACTTTAACTACAGATACATTTAATTTATTATCTCCTACTTTTCAATGGTATTGGGCAATAGCAGGTACATACGATTGGCAGTTGCTACAAAATGAAACAAAAAATACATTAGTAGTTTCATATAATGGTGTTTATTTTACTAGTACAGGAAAAGATGAAATAACTTTCAAATGTGAAGTTAGTGGTTCTGGAACAGTATACTCAGACTTTATGACTATTAATAATGTAAGAGACGGTGAAAATGTATACAGAGGTATACTTACTAACGAAAATGCATCTGTTCCTGCTGATTCTGCTGGTGTAGTGTCTAGTTATAATACTGCTACTACTCAAGCAAGGTTAAAATATGGTTCACAAGAAATAACTGATTTTAAACTAATAACTACATTACAAACCGGTACTGGTACACTATCTTATACACAAAGTACACAAACTATTAAATGTACTCAACTTGGTACTGATTACGCATTATGGAGAGTTGATTTTGTTACTCCAGCAACAGGTGGTACGGTTGTAGATTCAGTTGATTTTGTACTAACAAAAGCTAAATCTGGTGCAGCTGGTAATCCTGGTACAAGTCCAATACCTATATATTGTAATACTACTGGAAATAAACCTTCTAGACCAACATTCACATCTAGGCCAACTGCTTCTGGGTCAAATAGTGGAGGTAATACATGGTATCCAGATGCTACATATAGTGCATCAGCTACTACTTGGATAAGTACCGGTAGTTATGATACAGTAACTAAACAGATTGTATATGATGAAAGTATTGGTGGTTATTGGACAGATCCTATAAAATTCTCTGGAAAAGATGGTGAGAAAGGTGAGAAAGGTGATAAAGGTGATAAAGGAAATACTGGAGCACCTGGTTCAGATGGATGGAATGGTCCATCTTTAAGTTATCGTGGAGACTTTGATTATAATAAATATTATGCATGGACAGTAAATCCAGATGTAAGAGACACCGTTAAATATAACGGAAAATATTACATGGTCGCAGATTCTAGAAGAAATTGGGGTTCGTTTCATAATGTTTATCCTACTAATGAAAGTTATTGGACAGTATTTGGAGCTAGTTTTGAATCTATCGCAACTGGATTGTTATTTGCAGAAAAAGCAACTATAGCTGGAATGGATTTTTATAATAATTGTATTCAAGCTCAAACTGGTAGATTTTTTATAGATGGACGTTCAGCTTCTGATCTTGCTGGTTTGCCAATTATGTCATTTGGTGAAAATGCTTCTAAAGATGGAGTTCCGAGTTCTACTGCTGCAATAAAAATCTATGGTGGGGGTACTATTACTGTTGGTAATGGAACGGTATCATCAAATGCTGGAATAACTGGACAAAATTATCCAACTGGAAATCCAGTTAGATTTTGGGCTGGAAATACTTTTGAAAGTAGAGAAAATGCTCCATTTATTGTATATCAAAACGGTAGTATAAAAGCAACTAATGCAAATTTAACTGGAAGTTTTCAAACAACAAGCAGTGGTAATAAAGTAGTTATTAGTAATAGTAACTCTATTTCTATGTACAACTCTGGTAGTCAACTTACATTATCAACTGGATTTTCTAGTTATGCATCAGGTTATGATATTGGTAATTTATCTTTTTACGCTAGAAATACATCAGGAAATGTATTAGGGCAAATTACAATGAATGCAGTGGGTATAACTATTGGAGGTGCTTCGAACGTTTTCCGTTTAGGTTTGTATTCTGCTGGATATATGAGAATGAATCATACTTCCATGCCTAATGATGGTACTTTATCTTCGTATCCATCGGGTACTATTTATAGAACATCTGATAATTACTTAAAAATAAAACCATAATATGAAATTATCTTTAGTAGATAGAGTTATAATAATAAATTCTATATTGCCAACCACTGGCACAATTGAACAAATTAGAACAATTCTATCAATAAAAAACAAAATAAAATTAACAGAGCAAGAAAATGCATCTTTAAAAATAACAGTACCATATAATAATATTATCCAAATTGATAATATTACAGATACAATGTTGTTAAGAGATACAGTATATAGTTTTTCTGTAGCTGAAATAGAATTATTAAAGTTGTTCTCTAATTCCATTAATTCAAATGGATGGGTAACTGAATCTAGTTTAAGTACAGTAGAATATTTAATCAATTATACAATTGAAGAATAATGATTAAGAATAATGTATATTATGAGTGGTTTGCAAGTATAACCGTACCCAATCCAGATCAGGTTGGGTACTGGATTGACTTGGGAGCAGATTCAAAAGGTAGAATAATTAAAGTTTACAATCGTGATATAGAAAAATGGATTGTACTCTTTGATGTAAGTAAAGATGACTATGTACCACCATTTATTGGTTCTAATGGCAACTGGTGGGTAGACAATAGAGATACTGGAGTAAAAGCTACTGCAGAGACCCCATATATAGGTGAGAATGATCATTGGTTTACTTATGATCCTATCAACAAAGTATATGTAGATACAGGTATAGAAGCTCGTGGTCTTAGTGCTTACGATATTGCAGTTAAATTAGGTTTTAAAGGTAGTGAACAAGATTGGATTGATAGCTTAAGTAAAGCATCTGAAGATGCTGCTGTTGCTGCACTAGAAGCAGCTAACAAAGCAAATGAAGCTGCAGATAAAGCTAATCAAGCTGTAGAAGAAATTGAAGGTATAGTTGACGATGCTATAGCTGCTACCGATAAAGCTGAAGAGATTGCTAGTAATCCACCAAAGATCGTAGATAATGATTGGTGGATCTATAACTACGACACTAAACAATATGTTAATACTGGTATATCTGCTATTGGTGATGCTTTCACTTACAAGAAGGAATATCCTTCAGTAGAAGCAATGGAAGCTGATTGGGGTACTGCAGATGTAAAGTTAGGTGAGTATGTACTTATTAATACTAATGATGTAGAAGATCCTGATGATGCTAAGGTTTACTTAAAGACTCAAGAAGGTTGGAAGTTTATTGTCGACTTATCTGGTATGCAAGGTATTCAAGGTTGGTCAGCATATGAAGTTGCAGTAAAACATGGTTTTGTAGGTACTGAAGAGGAATGGGTTCAATCATTAAAACAACCTGCATTAGATGCAGCAGCAAAAGCATTAGAAGCTAAAGCTCAAGTAGAAGCTACTGAGCAAGCTGTTAAGGAAGCAGAAGCATTACGTGTTACTGCAGAACAAGGTAGAGTCAATGCTGAGAATACCAGAGTAAGTAATGAAAATACACGTATCTCTAATGAGGATAGTAGGAAAGCAGAAGAGGCTAAGAGAGTAACTGCTGAGAATGCTCGTATTGCTGCTGAGACCTCTAGAAAAGAAGCAGAGTCTAGTAGGGTTAATGCGGAATCAGATCGTGTAACAGCTGAAGGTGCAAGAGTAGCAGCAGAGCAATTAAGGGCAAATTCTGAAAGTGAACGTAACACTAAAGAAAAAGAACGTATAGCTAATGAAGCAATTAGAGTTGCATCTGAAAGTGAAAGAGTGACTGCTGAAACTTCTAGAAAAGAGGAAGAAGCTAAGCGTGTAGAAGCAGAAACAGCTCGTGATACAGCAGAACAAGAAAGGGTATCAAATGAATCCACTAGACAGGCAAATGAGGCTGTTAGAAAGACTCAAGAGGCTGCAAGGGAAAAGAATACAGCTGATGCTATAACCGCCGTAAATGAGGCTAAAACAGCTGCACAACAAGCTACTACAAATGCTACCACTGCTGCTAACAATGCTAATACTCAAGCAGCAAGAGCTAAAGAATACGCAGACAATCCACCCAAAGTAGGAGACGATGGATATTGGTATCTTTGGGATGAAGTCAATGATGTGTATGTAAACACAGGTTGGCCATCTTCAGGTATTCTCTTGAAAGGTAGACTCAATAGCCCAGATGAGTTAGGTAATATAGTAGATCCTCAGCTCAGTGATTCTTATATTGTTGGTACAGACTTATACTTTTGGAATGGTACAGAATGGGTTAACATGGGTAGATTCCAAGGACCTCAAGGAGAACCTGGTAAAGATGCTGAACTTAGTAAAGCAGCTATTGAAGCTGTATTAGTAGGTGAAGTAACTACTCATACTCATGATACTAGGTACTATACTAAGGATCAAACTGATGCTAACATAAAGGTAGTAGCAGATGATCTTGCTAACAACTACTATAATAAATCCCAAGTAGATAGTAAATTTACTTCTGTGTACATCTTTAAGGGATCTGTAGATAGTGTAGAAGATTTACCTACTGAAGGTAATGTGATTGGTGATGTATGGAATGTTCGTAAGAACGATACTAACTACGCATGGACAAGTGAAGGTTGGGATGCATTAGGTGGTACTGCTGAATTAGCATCATTGACAGCTAATGGTTTGATGTCCAAGGAAGACTTTGCAAAGTTACAAGGTATTGAAGCAGGTGCACAAGTTAATAAGATTGAGACTATTACTAAAAGAGTAGAACTCAATGTTGTTAATAAGAATGTAACTATTCCAGAGGATGTAGCAATTGGTCCAAATGAACCTACTAATGAAGAAATAATCTGGATGGATACTGATGAAGATTACGACTTTACATTTGATGGTTATAGTAAAAATGATGCTGACGCAAGATTTGTTCATCAAGTAGAAGGTAAAGATTTATCTACTAACGACTATAGTAATGCTGACAAAAATAAAGTAGATAATCTTAATAGTTATGTAACTAGTGGTAGTTTTACACAAGATGCAAATAATGCTGCTATTACATTGAACATTAAAGATCCTGTTACAGATAACAATTCCAATCAAGTACTTACTATTAACAAAGCCACTACTACTACTGCGGGTGTAATGTCTGCTGCTGATAAGACTAAGCTTGATGGGTTGAGTAATTACGATGATTCTACAATTACTCAGGACATTACCAACATAAAAGCAAACAAACTTGAGACAATTGAAGTAACTGGTACAGGTAATGTAATTACTACAGTTACTAAGAATGGTACAAAAATAGCTTTTGCTAAAGGTATCACAGCAATGACACAAGATACTAGTGATGCTAGATATGTGAAAAAGACTGGTGATACCATGAGTGGCAGATTAAACATAAAAACGCCAGCAAGTACAGGCTTTACTTTACGTTTAGCTAAAGAAACTAGTGATACTCCAGAAAATGATGAAATATTTGTTCGTATGGATATTGATGATAACAATAAAGGTTCATTTGGTTATCACAATACTCACGGTACAAGTATGTACAATTATGGATCCTCTAGTAGATTTCACATTGCAAATGATGGAGAATTAAAATACTTAACAAATGGTGTAGACGGAAAAGTATGGCATGCTGGTAATGATGGTTCAGGTAGTGGTTTGGATGCTGATTTGCTAGATGGTTATCATGCTGGATATAAAAATGGTGATCTTGCATTATATATTAATCTTCCAAAAATAACTGATTTAATAAGTCAGGGTTTATTAAGATCAGATTATGAGACAGTTGGCTATCCGACAGAGGATTTTTTGATTGCATTATGTAAATGGGCAATAAACAATTATACGGATGAAACTTCCCATGTATTGCTACAAGGAGAGATTACTCCTGCTGTCTCGGGGTGGTGTGTTTTGAATCTTTATGCTAATGATGGAAAAGATAACGCAACAGGATTACCAAAATATTGTTCAGGTCAAGTAAACTTAATTAATAAAAGCTCCATATTATTTGGTTCTTATAATGGAACCTGGTATTATAAAACATTAGTAGATACTTCTAATCTAGAAGATACTCTAGCATACTGGTATGAAAACAATGAGAATGCTTCATCCACAACGTGTTTGACAGGTGGTAATAGAAATGTAATTGAATCATTAAGAAGTAAGTTTAAGAGATGTATTGCTAAACCCTATGGAGATGATGCTGCATTAATTAGTTATTGTAATGAAGAAAATAGTGCTAATTGGCCCGATGGTTCTGCTATTGATATTGACCTTTCTAGAAAAGAAAATAGAATGGTGTATTTCCCAAAATACTATCATAAAACTGTTGAAAGATCACCTGGCATTTGGAGAACTTATATTTCTGAACAACAAATTGATAGTGATTATATCGAAGAACCTGAAATGTTGTTAAGTACTTTTGAGGCTTATACTAATACTGATGGAACTTTAATGTCTGTATGGGGTGTAGCGTCTACTGCTTCACAAACAATGGCTACATTTATATCTCAAGCTAAGTCAAATGGTCCTTTATGGAGTATTGGAGATTATAGATCTCATGCTACTATAGCTAGAATGTTTTGTGCTTACTATAAAACCACTAACATCAGTACTTCTAATTCAGCAATACCCTGTTCTGGTGGAACCAAAAGATATAATTATGGAGTTACTGGAGCAACTATTACATTGGGTAATAGAGATGGTAAAAAGGCTACTACAAATGATACATCATACTATTCAACTAACTTCCTAGGACTTGAAGACTGCTATTACAGTAAGTGGGAGTTTGTACAAGGAATAAACATTTTAAAAGGTAAATACGTTGTATATGACGGAGGTTCATTCCCAGATAAGGATGTAGCAGAGCTTGAAGCAGCAGGTGCTACTAATATCAGAGTTATAGGATATGAACCTGACCCAGCTGCAACAGCAGCATATAATGGATGGATTAAAGCCGTAGCTCAAGGTAAATATGGTGATGTAGTTCCTACAGCACATGGTGGATCTGAAACTACTTACTATTCCGACTATAGTTGGTTTAATCCAACAGGAAATAGAATCTTCATGCGGTCGGGTCCTTCGGCTATTGGTTCTCGGTGCGGGGTCTTCGTGGCTTATGCTCATGATGCTTCCTCGCATTCATGGACGAATATCGGTGCAAGATTAGCCTTTTACGGTAAGATCGTTGTAGTTGATTCAGATACATTTAAGAAAATGCAGGCATAGTCCTGAGTAATATAGATAATTAAATATTAATAACAAGGGCGGGATCTAAAAGAATTACTATGAGATGACTTTATAGTAAGACTGCTGTCACATTATTTCATACTTGAAAAAACAGTCAGGTAATTCAGATAATGGTTCTCAGTGCAGAGTCTTCATAGCTAATGCTAATAATGCATCCTCGAATTCATAGACGAATATCAGTGAAATTTTGGAACTAACAGATACTTTCAGATACTTACAAAAATGTTTGTTGAACTTAGATCAGCCTTACCTCTAGGTAAAAGATAACAGGTGCTTTGAAGAGACCCTAGTAGTATTGGGCGAACGGGTCTTACCACCAAAATAGCTTATGAAAAGAATAGGCAATTTATTTAATAGGATAATATCATATGAAAATCTGGTCCGGGCCGACAAAAAGGCAAGATTAGGTAAAACTAAAAGATACGGCGTTAAGAAATTTGACAGGAATCCATATGAAAATCTGGTCCGGTTACAAAAAGCATTAATTGAAGATACTTATCGTACTTCGGAATACTGCGTATACACAATCATCGCCGATCGTGGTAACAAAGAAAGAGAAATATACAGGCTACCGTATTATCCAGACAGAATAGTCCATCATGCTATAATGAATGTTATAGAACCTTACCTTGTTAATAGATTTACTGCAGATACCTTTAACTGTTTAAAAGGAAGAGGTATTCATTATGGAGTAAAGAGATTGAAAAGAGATTTAAAAGCTGATAAAGAAGGCACAAAATATTGTTTAAAATTAGATATTAAAAAGTTCTTTCCTTCTATAGATCAAGATGTGTTATACTCACAATTTGAAAAGATATTTAAGGATAAGAAACTATTAAGATTATTACATCATGTAGTTTATTCTACACCAAAAGGTTTACCGATTGGAAATTACATATCTCAATTTGCAGCAAATTTGAATTTGACTTGGTTTGATAGGTGGATTAAACAAGTATTAAAAATAAAATATTATTACAGATATTGTGATGATATTGTTATATTACACCCAGATAAAGATTACTTAAGATATTGCTTACAAGAGATTGAAAAATATCTAGCTGATAACTTGAAATTAAAAGTAAAACGTAATTGGCAGATATTTCCTGTAGAAGCAAGAGGTATAGATTTTATTGGTTATGTATTTTACCATGATCGTACTTTACTCAGGAAAGACACCAAAAAGAAGTTTATTCACAAATTAAGTTATAAAAGTAAGAATAAGAGGCTAGCAGCAATGGCAGCTTATTGGGGATGGTGTAAATATGGAAACTGTCATAATTTATGGTATCGCTTTACAAGATCTTATAATTTTAAAGATTATAGACAAAAATTATTAAGTGATGATGGAATTAAAGAAAGTACAGGGTGATAATATTCCTAAAGTAATAGAATACCTAGGAATGAATGAATGGGCTGTTAGATGGGATATTGAAGAAGTTAATTCTGAAGATATACACGGTTATGCTTACTATGAATTAAAGTTTAATGAAGAACCAACTTATGATTCTTTCGTAAGTAAGGTTATCAGAACTAGATATAGTGCAGATGAGGAAGCAGCATTAAAATCTAATATGGTTGAACAATTGCTTAGTGGCAGTCAACCTATTACCAGATATGATGAATGGCAATCTTTTCAAACTCTTAGAACAGAAGCTAAATCGATTGGCAAACAAATATTTAATATTTA